TCCGTTGCCGCCGCGTCAAATACAAGCGTCTGATCTGGAAGATGAACGTAAAGGTATTGATGCGCGCGGTCATTCCTCGCTTCAAGCAAAACCTCCGCAAGTTGCGTTTCTGAATATCCGGCAAGAACGCGGTCAATTTCTGCCGTGCTGATTTTGCGCGCGACTGAATTTGTCCCCAGGTAGATGCCAGGCGATTCATTCCGCCCCGAACCTAAAAAGGCAATGGTTTCCTGAAACACGCAACACGCGCGGGTGCCGACGCATCCTTTTTGAATTTGCGCACTTTCAATGCGCGCAAAGGGGAAATTGTCGCCCCCCACGTTGTCAAACACCTCAATCGTGTGACGGTTCAAGGCATAGACCTCGTTTCGCAGTTTTAGCAACGCGACAACCGGATCGGGATCAGCTTCGGCGCTGCCATATTTTAGGGGGTCAACCGCAAAGGGATCGCCCAATTCTGTCACCACAAGAAACTCGCCGTCCGTGGTCATGAAATAGCCATCAACCCAAACAACGTCCAAAACCGTGCCCAGGTCGCCATCCGTCACCTGTTGAAGTGCGGTTCCATTGTAAAGATACAAGCGCCCGGCTGATGCAATGGCCAAATAGTCAAAGGAATAATCAAAGGTCGCCAGCTTTTCATTGCTGCCAACATCGCCGATATCAGTCAGGCTTCCATTGGCGGCAATTCGCACCAGCCGGGAACCCATTACCCGATAGCACTGCCCGCGCCACTCAATCCCGGCCCGGTCCACGCTTGGCCCCGCGCCCTGACTGACAAGCCCCTCAGCCGGGCGCAGGTAGCCATTGGAAATCCCCTGCGGCATGGGCACCGGCACCATATTGACCGGGTAAGCCGTCCTAAAATCCGGACTGCTATCGGTATAAACGCCGGTCAGGATCGGGATTTGCACTCAAACCCCACCTTCGCCGGGCTGAATGTGCAACGTAGTGCCGGCGGCGCTAATGTACGCCACGTTGCCTTCGCCCTCGCCTTTGGAAAGGATGATTTCCGAACCTGACCGCACCGGCGTATCGGCGGTTGTTGCCGTTTGCGACCCAGTGCCTACCCGCACATGGCAAATATTTCCGCCGCTATTCACAAGCCGCACGCTTTTCGCCTTTGGGTCAATAGTCACTTCTGCCGAGGCGGCGCCAGGCGTCACCACCTGATTAGCGCCACGGCCGGGATAGAATGGTGCGCGAATGGTCATGTCTTGTTCCTTACGCCTTCATGATGATCCAGTTGGTGCCATCGCTCACAAGCTCGGCCCAATTCCCCGCCGTGCCCGATACAATGGCCGTACCCGCCGCGCCGCCCGCAAGCGGAACCACGTTTGATGATGCGCTATTGATGGCCTGCGCCTGAATGGTTTTCAGCACCACCACGCGCCCGGTATAGCCTGACGCCGCCGGCAACGTCGCCACACAAGCCGATCCCGCTTTGTTGTTGATGATGTAGTCTTCCGCATCCGCAAGCGTGAAATCTGCCGTTTTGGTGACAGGCGCGGCGCGGCGCAAGCCGGTAATGGTTGGCGCGGTGCCAAACACCGCCGCGCCGCTGCCCGTTTCATCGGTAAGCGCAGCCGCCAGATTGGCGCTTGATGGCGTGGCAAGGAAAGTCGCCACATTGGCGCCAAGTCCGGAAACGCCCGTTCCTATTGGAAGGCCTGTGCAAAGCGTTAAGACGCCGCTTGCCGGCGTCCCAAGCGCCGGCGCCACAAGCGTCTTATTGCTTAGGGTGTCAGTCGTCGCGCGCCCCACAAGCGTATCTGTTGAACTCGGCAGGGTCAGCGTGCCCGTGTTGCTAATGGTGCTGATAACCGGAGCCGTTAGCGTCTTATTGGTCAGGGTTTGCGCGCCCGTAGTGGTTGCCACCGGGATGCCGCCAGCCTGCACCACACCAGACCCCTTGGGCACAAGGTTCAAACCGATGTTTGTGTCGCCACCCGTTGCGGCCAAGCTTGGCGCCCCGCCCGTCGCCGCATTGGTAAGCGTGATCTCATTCACCGCCGCCGCCGTGGCAGAAACAAGCAAAAGCTCGTTCCCGTTCACGTCATTGATGCCAGTCGAAAGCGTCAGGCTGCCAAAGTTGGATGCCGTATTGCTGGAGAGCGTGTACCAAGTTGCCTGAAGGCTATTGAAGCGGATCGTGAAGAACCCGCCAATGCCAAGCGCGCTAGGCGTTCCAAGCAACGTGGCGCCATTGCCGTTCACCGTCAGCGCCGCAATGCTTTGGGAAGAAACGACAAGGATTTCTTGCCCGTCAAAGCATGACGCCACCGGCGGCAAGGTAATCGTGCCAGCCGCAAAAGCGCCAGTCGGGTTGATAATCAAAAAAAGGCTTTGCGTTTGCGCGCCAAGTTGCAGATTGAAGCCGCTGGAAGTCGGGGCGCTGATCTGCGTGGTGTAATCCGGATCGGCAAAATAGGATTCAAAGAACGCCAATAGCGTCGAAAGGCTGGCGCGGCGCGTGTCGCCTTCGCCGGGCGCATAGACCAAAATGTTATCGCCTGCACTTAGGCTGTTGATTGCGGATAGCTGGTTGATAGTCGGCATGGCGTTCCGTTCCTACGGTTCAAGCGGGCCATCAGGCCCGACCAAGACAGGATCAACCGGCCCCGGCATGAATGGATTGTCAGATACCCAAGGCCGGTTGCCCGCGCCCGCCGGCAGAGTTTTGGGGAATTGCATTTCAGAAGGCATAGCAGCTCGCGCCAGCAGAATTTCATAAGCCTGCCGCGCCGAAGTCTTTACCTCGGGCGCAACCTGCTTGCCATAAGAAGGCGCAAGCCTCAGCGCCAAATTGGAAACAATAGCTTCAACCGCCCGATCTGGAACGCTCGTTTCTTCATCAAGACCGCTATCTTCTGGATTGCGCGGCAACGGATAGGCAATGCGGATGCCCTTGCTATTCCAAGTCGCCAACATTGAATCCATCCGGCGCAACGCCGATTCCATCTGTGCCGGCGTCAGATCGAAGGTGTAAGCAGCAAGGCCCACCTCTTCAAACGCGGCTTCAATAAGCTGGCGCTTGGTGTAGCTCATTCCATCGGCACCATCTTGGCTTCAATCTCGGCAATCAATCGCTTGTCTGACCACCGGCCATCCACCTTAATGCCAAGCTCTTCTGCCTTTTGTTCCAATTCGGCGCGCATCACGGGCGCATCATCAGCAGACACGGGCGCGACTTCTGGCGCGGCTACAGGCGGTGCCATCGCGGCGGTAAGGCTATCATGCCAGCCATCAGCCAAAGCAGCCTCTAGCGCCTCTTGCGTGTCAACACCGCGATAATCATAGGTAACACCAGGCGGGCCAAAATGCGGGCCAGGAACACGGTAAAGAATAGTTGGAAGAAGTCTCATTTTGCACCTTTCGGGGCTTTGCTAGGCTTCCCGGCTTTCATCGCCGCCGCGCGGGCGGTATTCAAAGAAATGGCCACCGCCTGCTTTTGCGGTTTGCCGGCCTTCATTTCCTTGCTGATATTGCTGGAAATGGAAGCCTTGGAATAACCCTTCTTCAACGGCATAAAAGCCTCCTGCAAGGGGTTAGGGCGGGCCGTGAAGCCCGCCCCAGTCATTATGCAATGCGATAGCTGACGAAGGTATCAGCCGCCGTCTTGCGGGTGCGGAAACGCGCGGCAGAACCGGAAGTCGCCGCAGTAGCAGCCGCCCCGACAATGGTGTGACCGGAAGCGCCCGCCGTCACGGTAAGCGCGAAAGCCGCAAGCGTAATCAACGACCAATCGAACGATTCGTTGATTTCGATACCAGTCGCCAAGTCCATCGCGGCGCCGGTCGGAAGCTGAATGCTTCGGCCCGTTGTCGGGGTGGCAGTCACCAGTCCGGTCAGCAGATTAGCAGCCGTGAAAGCCATGGAACCGCCATCGGCAATCACGGCAGGGGTCACTTGCACTTGGACATTCAACCGGGTTTGCTGAACCACCGGATCAGTGCCCACCTCATAAAAGGCAGTCACGCCACCGGAGGCTTCAACCACAATAACGGCACCGGAAGCATACGGCCCAAACACGGTTTGGCTGTTATTCACGGTGCCGATCAACGTCACTTGGTCCGGGTAATTCGGGAAGCCAATCTTGCGACTGACTTGCGCCGAACCCTGGCAGAATACGGCGATGCTTTCACCCGCCGGGATAATGATGTCGCCAGAATTGCCCTGCGGCAGAACGAAACTTGACATGCTCTTGATCTCCTTCTGCTTCGATCAGGTCTGGGAAAACATGATGATGCCGCTCATTTCCGGCTGTTTGTTCACCACGCCATAAAGAGTATCAAGGCGATACTTGGTCTTTTGCGTGTTGATGTCATACTGCTTGGACATGACCAATTCGATGCCCTGGTCAGTCGAAGCCCGCATGACAGCGGCGCCGGCATCGCTCGGGATTGCCAAACGGCCTGGCAGGATTTCCAGGCTATCCTTGTGCCAGAAGGGGTTCATGAAATTGGTGACGGTATTCAGGAACACGATGGAAGCATTTGAAGCTGTGCTTGCCGCCGTGCAATTCTGATACTGCACTTCCGCATCAGTGCCCCCCTGCGCCGTAATCAGCGGCGGGGAGATCACCAGCGTCGTCGCGCTTGGCACGCTGATTACGCGGAAGGTTTTAGGCTGCCCCGTGCTTTGCTTGGTGATGTGATGCACCGCTTCAATGCCAGCCACCGTAAAGGCATCGCCAGCCGCAACGGAAGTCGTGCTGGAAATCGTGATGGTCTGAAAGCGGTTATCCACGTTGCTGACTTCGCCGGTAGCCGCAACGGAAGTCGCCTTAGGGACATAGTAATTGCCGGCCGATGCGCGTGTATCCATGGTCAGGCCAGCGCCACCAGCGGCGGCAGTCTTGCGAAGGGCATAGTCCAGCTTGTAGGTGTCAAAGCTGGCCACCGTGCCGACAAGGGCGCGGCGCAGCGCGTTATCGCTGGTCTGGTTGCCAAAGGAACGGGTCACGGCCTGAAGGTTGCTTGCCATGCCGTTGTAATCGCGTGTGGAAAGCGCCAGATAGCGGTCCTCCATCATCACGCCTTGCTCGTTCATGATGGCTTCGCACTGCGCCACGTCATCAAAGCCGGACGCGGCAACCGTGCGCTTCACAAACAACGTGCCTTGCAGCGCCGCCACGTTCATGATCGCCACGTTGATGTCCGACGCCAGCTTTTGCTTGGCCGCATCGCCCAAGCGTTGCTCCTGCAAGGCATCGCGCAATTCAGTGCCGGTCATCACCCATGGCACGGAACGCGGAAAGCCAATCGTCGCCGGGACGGTAAGCTGGGTGTAGTCATCGAAGTTGGCAGTCATATCGGTGCCAGCGTAGCTCGTCGCGATGTACGGCTGCGGGCGCCAGATGATGTTGTTTGTGCGCTCCATCATCACCTGATCGGTGTTGTAGATCGCCACATTGCGGGAAAGAACAAGCGCGTCCTGAAACCCTTCAAGGATATTCTCGAAGGCGATGCGCTCTTCTTTGCTGAAACTGTTTGCCATGTTTCATAGCCTCTATGTTGAGAGATGGGGATTGTTGCCATGTCTCACCCATAAGGCCGGGCGGCTGCCGTTCTATGCCCTCTGCGATTTACGGCTCGCGACACCTAGGCGCTGACAATCTACGCCAGCGCCCGGCTTGGCGTCAATTACTTTTTTGCGGCCTTCTGGCGCTTATAGGCTATCACCTTGGTCATATCGCCAGTCTTGGCCGCTTCATCGCGCAACCGCTCCAGGGTACTATCCACGGCGCCGGACATGGGAACGCCGCCGATTGAACGGATCTGCTTCTCAGGCGCGGGTGGCGCCTTGCGGGGTGTGACTTTCAATTGCGCCTCCAGTTTGGCAATGGCAAAGGTGAACTTGACGGGATCGGTAATGGCAGCCAATTCCTTGGCCTTGGCCGGGCTTTTGCCCATGGCGTAAATCAGCAGCGCAGGATTTTCGGCGCCGGCTACGATGATGCTTTGTTGCGGCACGCTGAATGTGGTTTGCGCCACGGCCTCCGCCTCTTCATAATCGGGCACTCGCAATTCTGCCTTGGCCTTGCCATAGCCTTCCAGCTTGGCCTGCCAGGCCTTTTGCTGTTCCTGCTCCGCTTGAAGCTGGCGCGTGATTTCCGCGTCGGCATTGCGCTTGCGTTCATACCAAGCCGTAATTTCGCGCTCATAGGCCTCGGTATCGTAATCGTGATCTTCCAGCGTCGGCTTCTTGCCGGGATCGGTGGCGGGCGGCTGGGTTGCTTCCTTTGCCGCAAGCTTGTCGCGCAATTCCTTGATTTCACGCTCACGCTCGCGGTTGACGCGCCGCAATTCCCGCACCCATTCAGGCGCCGGGGCGGTATCCTGCGGCTCCGGGGCGGGTTCATCGCCAATGGTGACAATGACCTCTTCCGGCTCCGGGGCGGACGTATCTGGCGCATCAGCGTCGGGCACGTCAAGCGGTGCAACCTGATCCTCAAGCTCAAGGTCAGGCTCTTTCGTCTGTGTTTCGCTCATTTTGGATTCCTGTCTCGCCCCTCACCGGCAGGGCGGATGCCGTTATTTCTTTTTGCGCGCGGCGCGCATGTTATCCACAAGGTTCGGATACGGGCGCCCGGCTTCCTTTGCCATCGCCTTTGCCGCTGCCTTTTGTTTGGGCGCCAGCTTCTTGTCGCCCTTGGTAGGGTCTTTGGTATTCCAGACGGGCTTTTTCATTTGGCCTTGTTCCTGTTGCTGATGGCCTTGGCCTTTGCTTTGGCGTCGGCTTTGCTGGACGCGCCCCAGGCTTGCAGGGATTTCAGAAGGCGGGTTGGCTTGCCTTCCGCGTCACGCTCCGGTCCCGGCATGTTTCCCATGCGCGCCAGAAAGGAAGCCCGGCGCGGGTTATTGCCAGCCTTCACGGGTGCCTTTAGGTCCGAACCGGGATTGGCCTTTTCATAGGATCGGCGCCCGGCTTCATTTAGGCCGCCTTTCGCGTTTTTCCCGGCCTTCCGGGTCCAAGCTGGCGATTTCATGCGATGCCCCTCAATGGAAAACAATCTCTTCGCCATCATCCATCAGCAACTGCATTGCCGCTATGACAGCCGCCATTTCCTCACGCTCCAAAGCTTCCTGCCGCCGCTGTAGCTTGCGCCTGGCAGCCTGCAATTCGCCCCGGACCATATCGGCCACAAATTCTGGCGTGGCGCTCACGGGCAGCGCGATAGGCTCCAGGGCCAATCGCTCGCCTTCAATCTCCACCTCTGCCACCGGGACAGCGCGGCGCGGGCGCGGTGCGGGTTGCGCTTCAGCTTCCGTCTCGGGCAAGGTGACGCTGGCAAGGTATCGCGCGGCATCTTCTGCCCGGTCAAAGACCTTGCCATCCACCATATAGACCGCGCGCTTGCGCCCGCGTTGCGCGTTGCCAGGACCGCCGCCGCCGATAGGCTGGGGCGGCGGCGGTATTGCCCCTTGCGGCGCAAGAAGCGTTAGGAACATGGCTTAGGCCGCTTGCAGCCTTGCCAAGACCGCTTCGGCCTCGGCAATCTTCAGCGTCAAGCTTGCCACCATAGACACATCGCCAGCACTTTCGGCGCTCGCCATCTGCCCGCGCAGCGTTGCGATGCAGTTTTCTTGCAACCGGATATGCTCAGATAAATCGCTCATTCAAACCTCCTCACGCGAAGAACAGATCACCCACAACATCACCAACCCCCACCGCCGTATTGTCAGCATCCGCCGATCCGGTCACGATGGTCAGGCCGATGCCCGTGGTGAAGGCAATGCCGCCTTCAATCGTGAACGTGACCGAATTGTTTGGCGGCAGCGCAATGGTGCGAACCACGCCCGTCCCGGCAGTTGGCGACGTCGTTTGGTTGTGCAGTTTCACATACCGATATGCCGCGTTCGTGTTGGCCAAACACCAGCCTATCACACGGCCGGGGGATGCCTTAACCACCGTGGCATTGGTGGATGCCGCCGATACGATGTGCGCGCCAGACGCGGCGCCGGTCGCATTGGCTCGGTATTGCCGGGCGACATCGCCAATTAGGTTCGATCCCGCGTTGGTGTTTGTGCTTACCGTGCCTGAGACGGTCGCCGTGCCTGAAATTGATACTGCTGGCGTTCCTGAAATTGATACTGATGGCGTTCCCTGCACAGACACCGGAAGCGGAGCCGCGCTACCCAAAGGCCGCACACCCGCGATATAGGTCGGGACGTTTGCGTTGTCCTCAATGCTCAGGAAGCCAATCGTCCAAGTCGTGCTAGATGCTGGCGCCGTGGTGCTATTAAACGACCAGACATATAGATAAAGCTCAACGTCATCATCGGGGATGTTCTCAATTCGGGTAGCGCGCATGACGACATTTGGCACTGTGCCGGAGGCCACCACCGTATCAGCAAAATTTAGGTTTCGACCATCCGCATACACGTTCATTACATGGCCAGGCGACGCCGTAGTGTTGATCGTGGCTGCCGTGTCGCCGCTGTTCCACCCCCGCCGCTGCGCGTCCACGTTTGCGGTTGTAGCCGTTGTCCCCGAATAAACGGTGCGTATCCAATTCCATCCAAACAGGTCTACCGTGCATGACCCGGAAGCGGGCCAGCCCGAAACTGTGAAGGTGATCGTGTTTACGCTTGGGACTGCCGCGATAGGGGCACGAAAAGGCACGCCCGCCGCGCCATTGATGGCGCCGACAAACATGGTTTGTCCGATATCTGTGGCCGTGAAGCCGTGCGCTACTTTGGTAACTGTGATGGACGTGGCGCTGTTGATCGTGCAGGCCAAACCTTCACCAATCATGTCGGCCAACATGACAACGAAATTGTTATTGGCGATGCGCTGTGAAAGGATTGTCTTGTGCCGCTGAATGAACGCGCCTCGGAAGCTGGCGACTGACCGCGCCAAAAATTCGCTGTTCCCCGTAGTGCCCGCCGCAATCACAAGGTTGCTTGAAGACTGCGAAACCGTGACGCCCGTGCCCAGGCGCCGTTGCGTCATTTCCGGCGCCAGCAAGCCAGAACCGGATGCCTCGAACCCCACGCTCCAAATATCCGCAGGCGCCTGCCGTACTACCGCGCCACGGTCGCCATAAAGCGGATGCGTCGTCCGCACGTCCGGCTGATTGGCCGCCGTCGCGGCACCGGAAGGCAACGGCAAAGAGGCCGCCGAAACCGACACCGCCGCCGCCCGCAATTCGGCATCCGTCAACGGACCAGATACCGGCACAGCGCTGGCGCGAAGCTCCGCATCGGTCAATGCGCCTGTTACCGCAATGCCACCCGGCGCCGTAATTGGCAACGGATTGGCCGTACTGACATCAACCGCAACGCCATCACCGCCGACGCCCAGCTTCACCCGCTGATGAAGAACGCCCGCGATGTTGTCCGCCGCAACAATAGCGCCAGTGCCAGGCGTGTAGCCGATATTATCTGACATCAGCCATCAATCCTTTCGCCAACGTAGGAACCGTCAGCCGCTTTCCGCACCACAACCTTAGCCTTGCGGGATTTTTCGGATTGCGCGTGATTGGCGTCCAGCTTCTCCACCATCTGGCCTTGACTTTGCGCCAAGCTTTCAATGGCCGCGCCAGCATCAGCAAGCGCCATGCTCATAGCCTCAATGGCCGGCGCCATGATTTTCTGAATGCCGCCGTTCTGATCAACCACAATCAAAGGCGGATTGCTGTTAGTCTCGCGTTGCGGCGCATCCACCACGGCGCGGGCCTTTTCCCGCTCCATCTCCACCTCTGCCATCGCCTTAATCTGCGCCACCTCAGCATTCACGCGCGCGGTTTCAGCCTGAAGCCTGGCCTTTTCCACATCGGCGTCAATCTTCGCCACTTCGCCAGCCTGCTTTGCCTGGATCATCTCGGGCGAGAATTCTGCCGCAATCTTCTGCGCTTCGGCCTTGATTTTCTCGGCCTCGGCCAATGCCTTCTGCGCTTGCGTAATCAAGTATTGCTGTTCTGGCGTCGGGGGCGGCGGCTCTTGCGCGGCCTGCGCCATTGCCTGCGCTTCCTCGTCAGTCGGCTTCAACACGCCAGCCTGCACAAGCTGCTTCCGGAAATACTCGCGCACATCCTCAATGCCCTCGCCCTCCATGTTCATCATGGCCATGGCTTGCAGCACCTTCTGCGTCTCCGGATCGGTCGTAATCGCCATCATGCCAGTCAGGGCGCGCACGGTTGCCGCGCGCTTGCTGGAGCTAGACGGGCCAACCGTCACCGCAACGTCAAACTCGGCGTCCGATAGATCATTCTCATGTTCAACCTCGCCGTCATCGCTCATGATCGGGCGCATAAGCTCCACGGTGGAAAGCTCGCCTTGCGCGCCGATGCCCTTCATTTTCCGGCCAGGCTCGACAAACACGTCCTTCGCCATCGAAAGCCAAATCTCGCCGCACCGTTTCACGGCCTTGCCCATGTTGGACAGGTAAATATACGCTTGCATGTCCAGGCGCTGTTGGATCATCTCCACCGCTTTGCCGGAAATGTTTGATACCATCTTATCGGCCTGCTGCGCCGATCCAAGGATTTCCTGCATGTCCGCTTCGGTTACCTGCAACATACCAGCTAGCGCGGGCGGGATGGCCGGCGGCTTGGTATAGGCCATTGGCCCCGCCGGTTGCTGGTTGCCGCTGGCGTCTGTGATGGGGTTCAACAACAAATAGGGGTAATTCTTCAGGTTATCCTCTGACCACATATTTTGATGGCCAAGCACCTGCTCCGGCGTCAGGATCGGCTTTTCAACGCTAGACAGCGCTGCAATTTCTCCCAACTTGGAAAGCTGCATGTTCTTCAGGCGCTGCGGATCCTTGGCCAGCCGCACATGGCCCATGCACCGCTCGACGTTATCCACAAACCATCGCTTGCCATAAACCGGAACAATCGGGATATTCCTCCCGGAAATGTAACCGGCATCTTCAAGCACTTTGGCGCCGCTCAGGATGTATTTCCGCACCTTGCGGCGCTTGACGCGCTTGCGGCGCATTTCCCGCGCGCCGGTCGCAGCCAGGCGGTCCTCAAGCTCTTCATCTTCGTCAAACTCGGCCTGGGAATGCTTTTCCTCTTCGCCGTCAAGCGTTCGAAATATCCGAATGGTTTCGGAAACCTCCTCCACCTTGTAGTATTCCGCCACATAGACAACATCAGGCGTTGCCCAGTCGAACTCTAGCTGCTGGATTTCCTTTGGCCAGCTTGCCGGGCTGTCATTCCATTCGCGCTCATAGGCTTGCGGCGTCATGGAAGTCAGCACAAAGCAACACTTAGCGTCCGCCTTGTCCTGGCGCTTGGCGTCTAGGTCAAACCAAACGGAACTATCGGCGTCAAAAATCGGCTCAATCTTAATCCGCTGCTGGTCGTCGTCCTCATCTTCCTCGTTGACGTATTCCGTCCGCAAGCGCCAGGCGCCAAAACCGCCGCCTACCGCCTCTTCAAAGGCGTTGTCATAGGCTTCCTCTGCCACGCTGTCCTGTTCATCGGCGCGATATAGGTCGTTGCAGGTCTCGGCTAGGGGGTCATTTTCCTGGCCATCCTTGGACACAAAGGCTACCGAGATGCGGTTATTGCGGAACTCGTTGAAGATGCGAATGACGGAAAGGTGAACCTTGTTCACCTCAAACTTGGGTTTGTTTTCGAATTGCTCCGAAAGCGGGCCTTCCCATTGGGCGCCGGCAATGCTGTAAAAGCGCCGGTCTTTCAGGCATTGCAGCCGTTCATCCCGCAGCGCGGATTGAATGCGGTCAAACTCCGCCATGGCC